AGATTTAAGCTATCTTTATACTCAATTATCCAACTGAGGAAATCACTGACTTTCCCACTACTTCTTCAGTTTCCTCCTCATAATAATTAGCTTGTTGATCTGCAAAATCTGTAATAAATGTACGACAATCTTCGTCATTTTTTAGAAGAGAATAAGCGTTTTGTTCTGTATATTCTATTTCTTCATTATCAATTTTAAAATCTTTCCAATCAACCAAAATGTGGTGAGACATAGCTCGACAAAGAATATCTTCTAACTTAGAATTCACAGTTGGATCATTAGAATCTAATTGTCTTTTATAAGGCTTAGTTAGTCGCATAACTTCCATACGATAAGCCTTACTATTAGATCTTGCAATCTTAATATTTACCCCACCATATTCAGTCCACACTCCTTCTCTTTCAAATTTATCAGAAGTTGGAGTAATTTTAAGTGATTTCAAAGTGGTCTCCTATTTAAAACAATTATATACCTGGTCTACGAAATAATAGTTAATATAGACATATAAATTAATTATTGATTATATCCCTTATATATCCCTGAGCATCCTAGGATGTATTTCTTGGCATTATTTAATATAATATTAAGCGGCTGGCATAAAGGAAAATTGAACCATATAATTATTAACAGGATCACGTAGTCCTCTAACCGTTCCATTAGCCATAAAGAAAGCATCTTTACCATCAATTGGTGTATCTAGACTTTCAAATTTACAATAAGGCATCGAAATTGCTATACGATTACCATCGCCGTCTTCATAAACTACACCAATTGAAAATGAACTAGAATTTTTATAAGCGGTATATATTGCAATATCCTCAAAATAGATATTCATATCTGCTGTAACGTCAAGAGAAAAAGAAGCAAGATCAAAAGCACCAAGAGTGCCTACAGCTTTAGCTGCTTCTACATTATTATTAATTGCCATATCCATAGTACTGAAACGAGTATCTTGTCCAGTAACAGCCGTCATCTCAACTTCAAGAACTGAAGAAACAGCATTCATTATGGTATACGCAGGAATAGCTGTTAACGTCTGTCCTGATTTTGCAGTATCAGTAGGATCTTCTTCACGACCAATGAAAGAAATAGAACCATCGAGGATAGCTCCACTTTCTACTCTAAATGATGCTGCAGAAGCTATACATCCATTATAATAGAAGTAATAAGGTGCATTCGCTCCTTGAACTCTTTTAAGAATAGAATATGTTACTGGAATCTCAGCACCATTTCTTACTACAGTCGCTGAAACATCAACACTTGCAGGAGCAGACTCTGTAACCAAAGTTTGAGATACTTCAACTGCATTTGTAGCAACACTAGTTGCTTTGAATACACCATTATTCGCAGAATCAACAAATCCTGCTACTTGAAAGAAGTGCCCAACTTTAAGACCGGCAGTCACAAAATCTGTTGAAGAAGACGTAAACGATGAAGGAGAACCAAACGCTGCAGCTATATCAGAAGCACTCGAAATATTAATAACCGTCGCTGCGGCTCCTTGCAGAAGAGACGTCAATAAAGGTTTATAAGGAGTATATGATAATTCAAAATTAACTTCGGCTGCAACATCAGAATCAACCACAACTAAATCATCTGTCTGTCGATCGGATCTAATAACTTCAGAAACAGCTGTAGTTATATTACCCTGAGGAGATCCACCTTTAGTTGGTAGAATCTGAAAAGTTGGAGTTGCTGGAGTAGTTCCAGGAGTAACTTCTTCAATATAGGATATATCAGTATAATTAGTTGATGTAATTGCCATTGTTTAATGCCATTAAGTTGATATAAATGGAACTCTAATTCCAGTCATATAAAGATTTGAATCATCTGCATCTTTAATAGTTTCAAACAATTCACCAGAATAAGTAAATATATCTTGAAACCGTTCGTTTTCAAATATTCTTAAAAATTCTTCAACATAATCTAAAGCTAAACCATATCCAATATTAATTTTTGTGAATATTTGGAGATAAATATATCCTTCTTTATTTTGTCTAGGATTATGACCTAAAGTTACATTTTCTGAAAAAGTATTTTGAATAGTAAATCTTACAAAAGTATCCGCATCTTCAACTTCTTTCGTTAAAATAGTATTTTCCCAAATAATTGGAGTCAAATGCCATTTATCAGCAAATTCAGAAGATATAACTCTATATGTTTCTTTGTAATCCATTCTATTTGAAAGTGAACCATTTCTTTAGTCTTATTTTTAAATTTGACCAAAAGTTAGCAAATTTATCTCAGTAGATTGAGGGACATCTCTATAAGCGTCTCTTAATGCTTGTTCTATAAAAGCTGAGGGAGCTTGTTTAGAATATCCTCTATTCAAATAAATCATATATGGAGCTGAATTTGTTATATAAATACTTTTAACTTTTTTACTTAACTGTGGTACTGGGGGATATCCTGTTCTAATTTTTCTTTCCAATGGAGGAGGAATATCTGGTGAAGATTGAATATTCCAACTCCATTTAGCTGTTCCAGTATCTACAGGAGTCCTATGTGTTAAATTATTGAAAGCCGTTCTTGCAGTATCTACTTGAGCGCTTGCAATTCCTATTGCTACTTCGTTTTCCCACTGTTTTGGAAATATAATCTTTATTTCCATTAATCAACTCTATGATCAAATTTACATTTAAATGTCCAAGAAACAGAAATTGGATCTAATTCTAAATTAACAATTGATGATTGTTCTCCAGAAAATTCCAACAAATCACCAATAGAAATTTCTTTATTAGTTAGATCTGCATCTAACACTAAAAATTCAAAATCATAAGGTTCTATTTCTGAATCTGATGTGTAAATTTTTCTCTCTAATTTAATACCACGAACAGTGTAAGAAGTTTTCTGAGCTTCAAATGTTCCAGTTGCAGCATCAAAGTGATTAATATCTCTATCTAATTTATAAATAGTTGCAATATTTACTGCATCTGATAAATCAGTATCAAATGCTTCCCCTAAATCAGTACTAAGATCCACATATAATCCCATAATTAAGCTCTAACCAAAGTAGCGGATCCAGAAGTATTTACTTTTTTACATCCTGTTGGTTGAATTCCTGTGCCAATTTCTAATAATGTAGTAATATTCTTATTACGATCATAAAAACTTGATTTACCTGTAGAACTATATTCTTTTTCTGATTCTACAGAACCAGCTTTAACTCTCTTTTTAGTTAAATTAGCTTCAGATTCACTTGGAAACAAATTTTCAGAATCTGTTAAATAATTATTCGCTAATTCTGCATTTGCTATTTGAATATAGTCAGGAACTGGATCTTCTTCCATATTTAATTCATAACACGAATAATTAGCATCAATATACATGCGAGCATAAGAAAGAGCCATGGATTTCTGTGCGTCTGCAGTAGAATTCCACGGCTCTTTTGAACCAAGAAACGTATTAGCATCTGCTAAAGTCACATATGGTTCTATTAGATCCATCGATAATTTCCTATTAAGTTATTATCATGTCTAATATTAGCGAGTCCGCACAGGCGACTTAGGAGACCGTTTATCCACAGAACTAGGGCCAGGTCTAGTAGCTGAAGGAGTATTCACCTGCGCAGACTCTTTTTTCAATAAAACCGACTCAGCGGATTTTCCTACATCTGCAGTTCCACCTGAAGGTGAAGCTTTTTCTGTAGATTTATGCAAACTCCATCCAACTTCTTGCATCTGTTTTAGCTGATATAAATCGCATTGAGCTGTGCGATCTCCTTTATAAATCGTTAACATTAAAATCTCCTAAGATTTATAACCAAAGAAAAGAAATAGTGACGATTTAAAGATCAGGCGTTGCGACCTATTCATTTTTATCGCCACCATTTCTTCTTTACTGAACTACTCGGTTAAGCTTCGTCAGCTAATAGAGTAACACGACGTGGATCCCAACACGTGGTGCCAATCATGAGATCAAGCGAGAGAGTCTCTTGCTTTTTCGTCATATCATAGCCCTGTACCACACGGATGGAATATCCATTATTGCTTGCAGTTGCAGCAGGCTTATCGGAAGGAACATCTAAAGGCGGCATGGCAATAGCCAAAGACTGACTATCAAAAACTGCTCCCTGATAAGTAAGAGTCTTACCCGAAGATACAGTAGTTAAAGCAGCACCATCAGCGACAATTTCAGTAATAGGATCTACTATAGTAATAGCAGTAGCAGTAGCAACAGCTTGAGCAGCAGCAATTACTGGACGACGACAACCTGCAATAGCCAAACGATCACCAGCTTCTACCTGACCAGTCAAAGAATCAACCTTTAGAGCAGAATCACCGACGGCGTTAGCTCCGCCAGTATTATCCATTGTCGTAGTACCATTACCAACAGTATGAGAAGTCCCAGGGAAGTTAATGGTAGAAACAAAGTTCATTCCCATAACTGTGCCCATATTACCAGTAGTAAGCGAAGCAACACCGGCATCACCACGAGTCTGCGATTGGTTAAACCAAGTCTGACCTAACAGAATTGCTTCAAGATCCAAACCAACTAAACAATATCGGCCTTGTGCAAGCTGCTGAAGAGTAGCAGCCTTACGGGATAAAGCAATATCAGCTGCAGTATTATAAAGGGAAGCACTCGAATAGACACCTGCACCCTGCAGAATCTTCGTACCAAGAAGAATATCACACTTTTCAGCAAGACGGAAGGCTGCGGGCTGAATAACCTGCTCGCTAAAGTCGTCTAGATCAAGTTTCTTTTCCCAAGAAGTGACCTGAATAGAAACATCAAGAATCTTCTCAATTGCAAAGGGACGAGTTGATTCGCGGATGTCCTGAGCAACGATAGGACCAGTGCCAGTCTTCGTAGTAGAGAACTCCTTAACTTCATAGTCCGGACGAGTACGGATCTTTACAGATTCACCAATCTGCATAGAACCATTAACAAATTCACCAGTTTTATCTCGAGCTGCTAAATTCGAAATAACGAGAGCATCTTCTAGATGCATCAGAGCCTCTGACGCAATCATAGACGGATGTTGCCAAGCATTAGTTGCCATTTTCTATTACCTTACCTATTTGTGTCTAATTATTAAGATTAAGATT